ATCTTTGAGCTTGTCATGTTGTTTTATCCATATATGTACACTCGTCGTCGGGAGCGTATGCGTGATTTCCTGTCGTGGTATTTTAGTAAATGAAACTATTGGTAGACGCGGACTTTATTGTTTATAAGTCCTGTGCTGCCGCTGAAACAGAAATAGATTGGGGTGATGATGTCATCCTTGTCACCAGCAAATTTAGCGAAGCCTACAAAAATGTTCTAAAAGAACTACATAGAATCAAACAAGAGTTTATTTGGGACACACCCGAACTCATCCTGTTCTTTAGTGACTCTAAGAATTTCAGGAAAAAAATTTACCCGGCATACAAAGGCCATCGAAATCGTAAGAAGCCGTGTGGTTACCGCCGAGTTATTGAAGAACTAAAAAAAGAATACGAAGTTATCAGGATGTATGAGCTGGAAGCTGATGATGCTATGGGCATCTACGCAACAGCTAACCCAGGTAACATTATTGTCAGTCCAGATAAAGACATGCGCCAGATCCCTGGTCGTGTCTACAACCTAGACGAAACGATTCAAGTCACATCAGAAGAGGGTGCTAAGTGGCATTTGATCCAGACACTAGCCGGTGATCAAACAGATGGTTACAGCGGTGTACCTGGCATTGGTGTGAAACGTGCAGTGACTTTGTTTGAGGAGGATGGGTACAGCTGGGAGACAGTTGTCAAAGCCTTCGCAACTAAAGATCTAGGTGAAGATGTTGCATTGATGAACGCACGTCTTGCACGAATCCTTACCTGTGAAGACTATGACCCAATCAACAGAGCCGTCATTCCTTGGACCCCCTCCTCCGGTTATCGAATTAACGATGGAGCAGCAGTTCAAGATGAGAAAGATCGATGACTATCTAGCCGTGGCTAGTAAAGAGGACATCATCTCTGTCTTTGTTGCCTTACAAAGGCAGAACTTTATTTTATCAAATACCGTAAGCAACTTAGTCAAACAATGGCCGATTCACCCAGACATTACACCCGAGGAACTATAGAAGTCTGGGACTTCATACGTGACCAAGGTCTTAATTATTTCAGAGGCAATGCTATTAAATATATTTGCAGAGCCGGTTTCAAAAGTACTCACACAGAGATTGAAGACCTTAAAAAGGCTATCCACTACCTTGAAAATGAACTCAACCACACAACACTGCAGAGAGAAGAGTCTGAGCGATCAAGCGATCGAGTTCCGTACAGCGTATGGGATCCAGAACTCGATGGCGAACCGGACTATGCAACGGGATTTGATCGCTGAAGAATATCTTGAGTTTCGACATTCATTGCGTGAAGGCTTTGAGCAGGAACTTAAAGAGCTAGCAGATTTAGTTTATGTCTGCTTTCAATATGCTGAAAATATGGAATGGGATCTAGAGGAAGCACTTGATCGTGTCCATGAATCAAACCTATCCAAGCTTGGTTTGGACGGTAAACCTATTCGCCGTAGCGACGGCAAGGTCATGAAAGGACCTAACTATCAACCACCTAATCTACTAGATCTTGTTAATGCCTAATACTATTTCAAGAACTGGACGTGTCCAATCATGGATTGATGATCCTAATGGCCGTCTCCCTGTGTCGTGCACAGTATTTATAGTTGAAGACTCAATGGAAGGGCCAGAGGGTATTGAGGCCAGCTGGCGCTTCGCCAGTCACGCCCTCAGAAACGGAGCAGGGGTTGCCATCCACCTCTCAAAACTACGACCCAAAGGACACGATAATGGCGAAGGGCTTGTTGCCTCTGGGCCTGTGTCATTCGGGAAAATATATTCAACTATGAATGAGATTCTTCGACGGGGTGGGCGTTATAAGAATGGCGCTGTAGTGCTTCATCTTGACGCTAATTGTGCTGACATCGAAGAATTTATTAATACTCCACGTGAACAACTCCCTTGGGTCAAACGTTGTGTTGACATGACACCTGAGTGGTGGGATGAGATGGATGTAATCACACGAACCAAGCTTCTGAATGCAATGAAGCGTGGTGATGTGTGGCTCAACAAAGTCAAATATGACAACGAAGGAGAACGTATTTATGGAAACGTGTGCCTTGAAGTTTACCTGCGATCACGCGGAACGTGCCTGTTGCAACATATCAACCTGTCTGCGTGTGAATTCGACACAATCTATGACGCTTTCATTCAGGGTATGCAGGGATTGTGTGGCCTCCACGCTCGTACTGGCGTCGGAGATAGCGGAGAATACCAGCCCCCTGAAACTGACAGACAAGTTGGACTCGGAATGTTGGGACTTGCCAACTTACTCCGACGCTATGGAATCACCTACAAGCAATTCGGAGTTGCCCTACAGCAATACAACAACGGAGAGCTGAAAGCATCACCTGCTTTTGTCCTGGCAACCAAGCTTGGTGAAGGCATCAAGGGAGCTGCTCAAGTTGCCCGTGCACACAATATGGTCAGAGCGTTTGCAATCGCTCCCACAGCGTCTTGCAGCTACCGCTCAAAGGGTCTTGATGGTTTTACTTCAACCCCAGAAATTGCACCACCTATATCTCGTACTGTTGACAGAGACTCAGGCACATTCGGTGTCGAGACTTATGAATACGGTGACGTAGAAATTGCCTCCGAAGTCGGATGGGAGGCATTCAAGCTTGTATCCGACAACATAATGATAATGTTGGATAGGACTGGACTTCTTCACGGATACTCACAGAACTGGTGGTCAGATATGGTCACCATGGATGAGGAGTTTATTGAAGAGTGGCTGGAATCGCCCCAGACTTCTCTCTATTACTCACTCCAAGTAATGGGTGATGTGCAAGATAAGTCAAGTGCATATGCTGCTCTAGAAGAGTCGGATATTGATGATTATCTTGCCAACCTATTTGATGAGTCAGCAAATGAACCTCAATGTGATTGTCAAGAATGAACCCTTACCAAAAACTAATGGCGCGAAAGCGCAAATGGACACCAGTACAAGTGAGTGCTGGTACATGCAAGAGCGGAGCAGAAGAAGCGATCTTCCGTGCACTTGCCTTGAGACATATGGAACTACCTGTGGGAGATTTTATTACTGATGCTTTGTCCACTGAAGTACCAGAGGCATCGCGCGATCTCCTGCGATCTAATGTCACAGACGAAGAGAATCACGATCTCGCACTTACTTACATTGCCTCTGCTTACGGCGTTGATGAGAAGGCGGAAGCGGAAGCCCTGCGGCTTAAGGCTGCTTGGGAAGCGAATCCTGATCACACGATTACCAAAGCAATGGTTGCCGAGCGTGCAATTTTCTTCGTTCTTCTACCATTCTTTCGCTTTAATGGTGACGCTGGTATGCGAACAGTAAGCGCAGATATTAGTCGAGATGAACAAATTCACGTGGCTGCCAATAGTCTGGTTCATACTGAGCTGGGGTATAACATCAGTCCTTCTCTTGATAAACTCAGGAAGGCAACTATCAATTGGGTGATGCAACCTTTGGGTAAGTCATCTGATAAGTATTTAGACAAGAAATTCTGGCTTGATTCTAGTGATCGCCTCATGTATGAAGGCAAGGCACCTGAACTAGCTGGCACAAAAGCAGGACGTATGCCTGCATTCTTTGAACACAGCAATGTCAATCTCCCCCAATATGCTTGAGGTCTTCGGTATGGAGGCCAGAGCTGTACTGTCTGAGATGGATGAACGTTTCCCCGTTGTCAATCCATTTCCAGATGATTCAATTGAAAAAATCATGTACCGCTCTGGTCAACGTTCTGTTGTGGAGTGGTTACAAAACCGACTTGATAACGATGACGAAAAGCATTACTGATCTAACAGAAAAAGAGCAGCAGCGAAACAAGCAGGCTTACCTTAAATGGATGGATACATGGGAAGATAGGATTAAGGGCCAAAACATCAATCCCCTTTATGCTCCTGAAGATGCAACTGACTGGAAAGAGTTTAGGAACGATTTCAAGACAGAAGTCAAGAAATCTTTTTTAGCAGGTCGTGGACCTGGTGGAGCTTGGGAGTCAATGACTTATCAAGTTAGAGGTCAGAATAAAGAAGCTTGGCGTTTTGTTGAAGGTGCCTATTCAAAGGAACAAATTACAGAAGCGTTTGTCAAAGATCCATCTGACAAAAAAGAACCTAAATTCAAACCAAGCTATAAGCGACAGTATAAAGGTGGTATTAAAAGTTCCTTTGACAAAACTGACACGTTCTTAAAAAAGAAAGACCCTAATAAAAAACTAAAGACAGATAAAATTAAAAAGTCTGACTATAAAAAACCTAAGCTACCCAAGAGTGTACGTAAGTACTCTAAAGGTTCTACTCCTATTAACAACACTGCAAAGCTCGCTATCAAGGGCTTGAAGAATGACCTTAAGAACTAATCATGGCTAAACGTTACAAAGGATTTAAAAATAAAAGAAAATACAGGGCCGGCAAAAAGAAAATTAAGAATCAGCTACGCATTGCTCTTAAGGACAAAAAGGTTTCAAAAAGAGAGCTTAAAAAGATTCGCAGTAAAGCTAAAAAGAGTGGCTACCAAGGTTCATCTAAGCGTCTTGCTAAGCTTATTAAAAGAAGTTCTAAAAAAATTAAGCCTAAGGCATTTAAAAAAGGTAATGTACGAGGTGTAGCTACAAAGAAAAACACAAGGCGTCTCAAGGCTATTAAGAACTCAAAGCCACAAACGCCATTCTATGGCCCACTGAAGGATCCAACAAAGCGGCCGCCGAAGACGAATTTCCCCAACCTCCCAGGTCCTAAAGATCTCCGTTTGCCATTTAAACCAGAAATCAAAGCTCCTAAAGAACCAGAAATCTTTACTCCTGAAGCCCATGTGGATCCCGCACCGTCGCCCACACCACCCACACCAGCACCTGAGCCGGTAAGACTCGATACACCGCCACCAGCACCTACACCAGCACCTGAGCCGCCAAAACCCGCTACACCTACACCAGCACCTGAGATCAATTGGGCAGCGTTGCTTAAAGCAAGCCAAGATACAAATAATCTTTTGACTAGACAGCTTTCTCAACCACGGCAAACTGCACCAGCTCCCTCTGCACCGACAATCAATGTTCAGATGCCTGAAATGCCTGAAACCGAAGAGGCATTAACCAGAGCAAAGTCTACTAGTTCTTATCTTTCCGGTGGATCTGCTGGCGGTATTAGGCGTCGTCGTTCTAATCGATCCAAGTTGGGTCTTAGTGGTTTAGGTACAAATCAACTTAATCGTAATGTAAGTAATCTCCTTTCAATTAGAGGTATTAGTATCTAATGACCGCCAAGAAAAGATATGATGAGCTGTCAGGTGAACGCTCACAATTTTTAAACGTAGCAGAGCAAGCCGCAGATTTAACTCTTCCTTATCTTATCCGTGGCGAAGAACAAAGCACGGTGGGTATGCGTCATCTACCTACCCCCTGGCAATCCGTAGGAGCCAAGGGTGTTGTTACTCTTAGTGCCAAGCTAATGCTTGCACTGCTACCACCACAAACAAGTTTCTTCAAGCTGCAAGTAGACGAAAGTATGCTTGGTCAGTTTGCTCCAGAAGTAAAGTCAGAACTAGATCTTTCTTTTTCTAAGATTGAGCGTGTCATCCTTGATGCCGTAGCTGCATCTGATGACCGTGTTGTTGTACACCAAGCCATTAAACACTTGGTAGTAGCAGGCAACGCTTTGTTGTTCATGTCGAAGAATGGTCTTAAGCTATATCCTCTCAACAGATATGTCTGTGAACGGGATGGTAGTGGTAACGTTGTAGAGATTGTCACTAAGGAACTGATCAATAAAGACATCCTTGATGAAGTCTTTCCTGGTTACAAACCCGCTAGACCTGAAAGTGTTAGTGACTCTACAGTAGGTGTTGGTGAAGATGTTGAGGTGTATACACACATAAAGCGTGTAGACAACAAGTTCAACTGGCACCAAGAGATTGATGGAAAGATCATCCCACGTACAAAAGGTACGTCTCCTATGGATACAAACCCTTGGATTGCTCTGAGGTTTAACACAGTTGATGGAGAAGCCTATGGCCGCGGCCGTGTTGAAGAATTCTTAGGTGACCTGAAGAGTCTTGAGGCTTTGTCTCAGGCTATCTGCGAAGGCTCAGCCGCTGCTGCAAAGGTGGTCTTCACTGTGTCTCCCTCTAGTACAACAAAGCCCTCTACACTTGCTGCTGCTGGTAACGGTGCAATCGTACAAGGAAGGCCAGATGACATTGGTGTAGTACAGGTTGGTAAGACAGCTGACTTTGCTACTGCCTTCCAGATGATCCAGACGTTAGAACGTCGGTTGTCTGAAGCTTTCCTTGTTCTGTCAGTACGACAGTCGGAACGTACTACTGCTGAAGAAGTACGTATGACTCAGTTTGAACTTGAACAGCAACTCGGTGGCTTGTTCTCACTTCTAACTGTTGACTTCCTGGTTCCATACCTCAACAGAAAACTCAAGACCTTCCAAAGCACAGGCAAGATACCGAAGATTCCAAAGGATGTTGTGAGCATCACTATTGTTGCTGGTATCAACGCACTTGGTAGAGGTCAAGATCGTGACAGCCTTACTCAGTTCTTACAGACTGTCGCTGGCACGATGGGTCCAGAAGCTATTAGTCAATACATTAATCCACTTGAAGTCGTTAAGCGTTTGGCAGCTGCTCAAGGAATTGATGTTCTGAATCTTGTCAAGACACAAGACCAGATGCAACAAGAGATGCAATCACAGATGCAGCAGCAACAAGACATGGAGATGACTAAGCAAGCTGGTAAGTTTGCACAAGTCGAACAGTCAGCAGCTGAAGCAGAAATGACTGCACAACAACCATAATTAACCCACCTAACTTATGTCTGAAACCCTTACATATACTGAAGAGTCTAGCCCTGAACTCAATGCAGAAGAACAAGAGTCACTAGCTGTTGGCGAACAGATGCAGCAGCAACAGGAGTCTCTGCTTGCTGGTAAGTATAATTCACCAGAAGCACTTGAGAAAGCCTATCTAGAGCTGCAGCAGAAGCTAGGCTCTAATGAAGAGACACCTAATGAACCAGTAGAGGAATCTACTGAAGAACCTGCCGAAGAGTATGCAGATAACATTTTTGATTCTCTTTGGAATGAGTACGAAAGTGATGATGGCGTATCAGAAGATCTTATCGATTCATTGAAAGAAATGGATACGACTGAGTTGGCTGAGATGTATTTACAGCAGCGTAGTCAAACCACGGATGCTGATTTTACTGATGAGCAAGTTGATAATCTTCAAAAGGTTGTTGGTGGTGCACAGCAGTACGACAGCATGATTGAATGGGCAAAAGATAATGCTGACCCTAATGAGATTGAGATGTTTGATAGGGTCATGGATAGTGGAGATGCTGCAAGTGCATATTTTGCTATTCGTGCAATGGGTCAACGATGGGCTGAATCCGTTGGATATGAAGGTCAGTTGATTCAAGGTAAAGCACCACGTCCGGATTCTGGAAATCAATTCCGCAGTCAAGCTGAGCTTGTCTCCGCTATGAATGATCCTAGGTACGAGAGTGACGAAGCATATCGAAATGATGTGCTTGCAAAACTAGATAGATCTAATCTTAATTTCTGATGTCACAACAATCTGATGTGCTCAAGGCTTATGTAACCAGCTATGGTCCTGAGCCTGAGAAAAAAGAAGAGGACAAAACTGAAGAAGAAACTTCTGAAGAGGAGTAACAGCTTGGGAGGCACCTCAGAGTCGGACCTCCCTGGTATTGGCTATGGCCCTTACGAGGATACCCTTAGCCGTCTAGACGGTGGGATAGACCACAAAAATTTTCTAAGATCTTAGTCCTGTTTATATTTAATTATCCATAGTAATGGCACAACAAAATTCTACGCTGACCACGAGCCTTACACGGCCGGGTCAGGCTAATAGCACGGGTGATGCCCGCGCCCTGTACTTAAAATTGTTCAGTGGCGAAATGTTCAAAGGATTCCAGAATAATACGATCGCTCGTGATTTGATCATGAAGCGTACACTTAAGAATGGAAAAAGTCTCCAGTTCATCTACACTGGCCGTACCAAAAGTGAGTTCCATACGCCTGGCAACAGCATTTTGGGCAACTCTGATGGTGCACCTCCGGTGGCCGAAAAGACCATCACCGTTGATGACCTTCTGATTAGCTCAGCCTTCGTCTACAACCTGGATGAAGTCCTCAGCCACTACGACCTGCGTAGCGAGATCTCCCGCAAGATCGGCTATGCCCTGGCTGAAAAGTATGACCGTCTTGCATTCCGTGCTGTTGCACGTGGTGCACGTCAGGCATCTCCTATCACCAAGACTGGCTTTGTTGAGCCTGGTGGTACTCAGATTCGCGTGGGTTCTACCACGAACGATTCTGATGCTTATTCCTCTACTGCACTGGTGTCAGCCTTCTACGACGCCGCCGCTGCACTCGATGAAAAGGGTGTCACTAGTGACGGACGTGTCGCTGTATTGAACCCACGTCAGTACTACGAACTGATTCAGGCTTGCCAGTCTAACGGCTTGATTAACCGCGATGCAACCGGTCCTGCACTGCAGTCCGGTAATGGCATCATTGAGATTGCTGGTATCAAGATCTACAAGTCCATGAACATTCCGTTCCTGGGCAACTATGGCACCGCTTATGGCGGTACTACTGGCGTTACCTCTCCGACCAATGTCGGTTCCTTCGTTGGTGAATCCATGGAAGATGCCTCTGGCGCTTCTACTGGCATCAACAACGATTACGGTACTGCCGCTGAAGTTGGCTCCAAGTCCTGCGGTCTGATTTTCCAAAAGGAAGCAGCCGGTATGGTCGAAGCCATCGGTCCTCAGGTGCAAGTCACCAGTGGAGATGTCTCCGTTGTATACCAAGGCGATGTAATGCTCGGTCGTTTGGCATGCGGCAGTGATTACTTGAACCCTGCAGCCAGCGTTGAGCTGTATGTGGGTGCTTCTGCTCCTTCTGCATTCTGATTTTATTCACACACAAGGGATCCTTCGGGGTCCCTTTTTTTTAATTTTTGAGATATGTCACTTCCTTCAAGTACTAAAGAGTTAGACGCTGTTAACGATATTCTTAATTCAGTTGGACAGGCGTCTGTTACTTCTATAGACCAAACAAACCCGGACGTTTCGCTTGCCTACAGAACTCTCCTTAGTGTTTCGAGAGAAGTGCAATCAGAGGGATGGTCCTTTAATCAAGAATATAACGTTCAGTTCTCAGTCGACTCAGTAACTAAAAAGATTGCTGTACCGCCTGATGTCATCAACATTGACGCTACAAAAGAATACTATCAATATGACACTGTTGTACGGAATGACTTTCTGTACGATAGGTGTGAACAGACAGATGTTTTTGATGTTGACTTTATTAAGTGTAACGTCACACGTCTGTATGCATTCGACAACCTTCCTCAATATATAAAAGACTACATCGTTGCACGTGCTGCAGCTGTAACTTCTACTCGTATTGTAGGTGATCCTAATCAGTACCAACTACTGAAAGAACGTGAAATAGAAGCTCGTTCTCGTTTACTAGAGAATGACTGCAATACTGGTGATTACAGTTTCTTTGGATACGAAAACGGCAAACAAAACTACTACACCCCTTATCAACCATTTAGAGCATTGCAACGATAATGGCAGCAGTTACACAAAGCATCCCATCTTTCTTGGGTGGTGTCTCTACCCAACAAGATACAAAGAAAAAACCAGGCCAACTAGCTGAATCCATCAATGCTTATCCTGATCCTACATTTGGTTTGACCAAACGGCCTGGTCTTAAGTTTATACGCGAGTTGGTTGGATCAGCAGACGTATCTAAATACGACGATGCTAAGTGGTTCTTTATCAATAGAAGTTCTACTGAGCAGTATTTATGTGCAATTCATAAAGAGCCATCAGCAGCTAATGATGGTGTGTCTGTATGGAACATCAGAAAAACAGGTAGTAGCTATACAGCAGTTACTATTACTAGTGAAACAACCTCTAGTCAAAACCACCATCCATATCTAAACCTTACATCAGCTACCACACTAAAGCCTGCTGATAGTTATGAAGTTGTTACCGTCCAAGACACCACTTTTATTGTTAATAAGAACACTACAGTTACTGAGCAGGCTGCACCTAGCTATACAGCAAAGCAGTATGCGACTGTACGTCTCAAGGCTGTAAACTATAGTGCAAAATATAAAATTACTATTGATGGTCAGACCTATTCAATCAACACTAGAAATGGTGATGATACCACTAACAATAGTACACACACTGATGCTTTAGATGCAGAGGAAATCCTCAGTGATTTGAATACAGCTATTACTGGTTCTTTTACTAAGTACCAAACAGCTTCTTCTCTTATTATTTATAAAGCTGCTGGTGATATCGATATTAAGGTAGAAGGTGGTATTGATGGTCAAGCTTTAGAAGCTTTTGTAACCGAGGTTGATAGCATCTCTGATTTACCAAACGAGTCTTTGCATGGTCGTAAGGTTAAAGTTGTCCCTGTCAACGCACAGAACTTTGCCTATTGGGCTGAATTTGAGACTGTATCTGGTACTGCTAATTCTGTTGGCCCAGGTTCTTGGGTTGAATGCCGAGATCCTTCTGTGTCTCCGGGCCTAAATGCTGCAACGATGCCTATCGAGCTAAAGAACACAGCAGCTAATGCGTTTACTATCCAAACTATTAAAGATGTAGCTGACCCTACACTGTCTGGTTATGTTGGTCGTCTTGTAGGTGACCTACAGACAAACTCTCCTCCTAGCTTTGTTGGTTCAAAAATTAGCAATATCTTCTTTCACAACAACCGTCTTGGCATGTTGTCAGAAGACAATGTGATTATGAGCCAAGCTGGTGAATTCTTTAACTTCTATCACATCACTGCATCTGCAGTATCTGATGCTGACCCTGTTGACATCAATGTATCTAGTACAAGACCCGTCAAGCTGACAAGTGTTCTCGCCAGTCCGATGGGTGTGCTGCTGTTTTCTAAGGATCAACAGTATGTGCTGTATTCAGAAAACGGTAACCTGACTCCAAAGGATTCGTTGACAACTGGTATTTCTAGTTATGAAACAGATCCAGTAATTGCACCGCAAGATGCTGGTGACTTCAAAGTCTTTGTTAGTAAGAGTGCTGCATACACACGTGTGTTTACCTATCAACCAGCAGATCGCGGTCAACCTCGTGTCTTAGAAATTGGAAAGGTTGTACATACGTACATACCTTCTCAAGTACGTCGCATGGTGACTAGCTCACAGAATGCAATGGTTGGTTTCTATGACACGTCTGACGCCACAGAGTTCAATGGAAGAGAGATCTTCTTTTTTAAGAACTTTAGTGATGGTCAAGCTAACGTCATGCAGTCTTGGTTTAAATGGAGATTGCCTGGACGTGTGTTGTTTGCTGAAATTATTGACGATGAGATTATTTGTGTACTTAAGTCAGACTCACAGATTTATGCATTGTCTGCAAACCTGACCAACTCACCTAGTGACAAGTTGATTACTACTAAAACTGGTAAGTTCATTCACCCTTATATTGACTACTACACGACACCATCTGCTATCACATATAGCAATGGTATTAATAAATGTACCGCTCCTTTTAATTTTACAACTGAAGGTTTAACGCCTGTAGTCATGATCGGTGGTGTAATCCAAGCTGGTAGTACTGAGACAAAGGAAGGCTTTTTCTTTACTCCAACAGTAACGACTGAGACTGGAACTAATTACTTCAGTTTTGAAAGTATTGATTTTTCGTCAACACCAGAAAAAGTTATTATTGGTTATAGATTTGATTTAGATATTACACTCCCTACCTTTTACTTTCAGCAAAGTCCTGACGGTTTAAATCCTGACTACACAGCATCGTTGACTATTTCACGGATGAAGTTTTCATTAGGTGAATCAAACGCATTTAACTTCCAAATAACTTCTGCTGGTCTTAGTGACTATACAGAGGTAGCGACCAACATTAGAGCAGATTATTACCTAGCAAACGACGTGACTATTGAAGACAGTCTTGTAGCAGAAATTCCTATTTACCAACGCACAGAGAACTTTACGCTTAAATTGACAAGCGACAAACCGCTTCCATTATCTCTTCAATCGATGAGGTGGGAGGGTATTTACTCACCACGATTCTATAGGAGGACATAATGGCAATAACCGCAGCAGGAATCGGTGCTGGCGCAGCTGTATTCAGTGCTATATTCGGAGCATGGAGTAGCAGCTCCGCAGCGGCAGCAAACAAACAACAACTTAACGATCAACGAAAGTACAACAAACAAGTAGCTGATCTTCAACTTGCAAATCAAATTGATGGCTATCGCTATCAACTAGATAGTATTGAAGTAGCTAAGTCTAACTACAAAAACGAACAAGATTATCAAAATCAGCTACGAATAGATAATTGGACACAGCAAAATCAGCAACGTGTTGATGGCTACAACGATGCAGTCAAGATATTCAATGCTTCTGAACGTGCTTACGAAGAGCAAGTAGACTATAATGAAATATCTGCTGGTGTTGCTAAACGAGATTCGGCTCGTGTTTTAAATGAGCAGTATCAGGATCTTGCTTTCCAGGCAGAAGAACTACGTAATAATCTTGCTGATTTCCGTGAAAGTTCTCAGCTACAAAAAGCACGTTTGGACTTACAAGAACAACGGGCTGAAGACACAGCTGACATCGATCGTTCTCGCGTAGCAGCAGAACTAGATGTTGCTACAGATCAATTCGATACAGCTTCACGTGAATTAGCAGCTCTTACTGATGCCGGTCGCATGAAGGTTGCAGAACAACTTCGACAGGAACGTACAAGATCTTTACTTGAAGAAGGCACAGCTCGTGCTTCAGGTGCTGCTGGTCGTAGCGCTATGAAGGTACAGAACTCGATCCTGGCTCAAAGTGCTCTTGCTCAGCAGTCAGTTGTTGACGCATTGATGAGTAACGAATACATGAGTTCAATTGAAAAGACTAAGCTTGTCAATAATCTGCAAAGCTCTGTCACCTCTGCTGGCTTGAACATTCGTGCAATTAATAATACTTTGGCTGGCGAAGCTGAACAGCGTAATGCTGACCGACTTGGTATCAGTCTCAAGGATGCACAGATGGTACGAAGCATGGGACTTGACACCAATAAGCTTTCTGCATCTATGACAAGCGCTAAAGACCAGTATGACTCTGATATTTCACAGATTGACCTTGATCAATTTGCAGCTGATGTTGCAGCAGATAATGCAAGGCTTACTGAACCTGTTGTACCACGTGAAATTCCTAAACCTATTAAGCCGCCTAAGACTATCTTCCAGGATCCATTGAAGCCTGACTTTGATGCTATTAGGAAGTTGAACAAGAACGCAGGTAAAGCTATCGTCTCCAATCCTGGAGCACAACTCGCTGCTTCTGCTTCACAGGTGCTGGCTGGTATTAGTTCAGCCACCTCAATTCTTGCAGCTAATAGACCACAACCTCCGACAATAGTAGAACCGACAACTCAACCGACAACGCCTACGTCCCCGTAATAGTTTATGGCACAATTTAAAGGGTACGCCCGGAGCAGAGGATTTCAACGAATCCCTGTTCGTGATAAAACAAATAGACTACAACAGCAGTCTGATGCAAACCTACGGGATGCAGACCGTGCTCGTCAAAGTATGCTTCAGAATGCTAACCAGCATTTAGAAGATGTACGTCGTAAAAATGAAATTGAAAGGCAGGTACGGGATACCAACGAAAGTATTCGTCGGGAGTATGCACAGTCATACACTGATGCCTACCAGCGCAATGCTAATGCTGAACTACAAGCTCAAGAGTACGCTAACAAACAACAACAACAGCTGCTACAAGGACTTTCTAGTTTTTCTAGTACTTTAAGTGGTGTCTTTGAACAGCAAGCTGAGAAGCAACGTACTGATCAACTCAATGCTGCAAACAGCTTTGCACTTAAGTTTGGCCTTACTGCTAATCAATTCCAACAGCTAACTACACTTGAAGGTGTCTTAAACGAAACTGAGCGCCAACAGGCTCCTGTTTACCAGGAGATGATCAAGCGGGGTGCATCTGCTGAAGATCTCAACACGATCATCAATTCGTCTGGTTATACACGCTATGCCTACGGGGTAGCGTCTATGCAGTCAGCTGGTAAGCAGTTTGCCCAGTATGTTAGTCAGAATTCTGACGTTAACCTAAAAGGTTTTACTCAAACACTGAATGGTGCTGAGCAACAAGGCAGCACTCAACATGCAGATATCCTTGAGCAGTTACGTCAGAACTACGTAACCGAAAACCTTGCTGGTTTTGATCCTGCCTTTATTGCTAAATATGCAAAGAAGGGTATTGATTTAGAAACTAATCGTAGGCTTGATAAGGCTACAAAAGTACGTGACAAACTACAGATAGAACTCTACAATGCATCACAGCAACAGACATTTGTAAACCTTGCTACAGAAGGTGGTGCTGCTGCTGTGCTTCAACGTCTGCAGGAGTTAACAGGTCCTGACAAACGTGAATTTAAGAATGTACTGGCTACAGCTGGACTGAACATTGTTGCTCTTTTAGAAAGAGGTCAACTGCCAGATAACTTTGTTGCTGATTTTGCTAATCAAGATTTAGAGATTGGCAATCAACTACAAAAATTTGGTGCATTGCACAGTAATTTTGTAAACCGTCTACGTATTGCAGATACAGAAGGTAAGGTAACTGAGCGTCGTGGTATTCAGGCTGAGCATGATTTACAACGTACAATGACTGAAGAGACTGTACGTGGTATACAACTAGAAATATCTGAAAGGGCTAGAAATGGTCAATTAAGTTTCGCTGATGTACAAGCAACTATAACTCAGATGTCTAAATTGCCTGAGTTTACAGACTCTGATATAAGCAAAATTAAAGCATATTTACCTAGAACACCTGATGGAATAGCCGCTAAGAACACTATTGATCAGTGGAATCTTCAATTAGCACGTGACAATCAGCTGCCATCTATCCCTGAAATCAGTGCTTCTGCATTGCTGCCTTCTCAAAAACTTGAGTGGTATACCAAAGTAAACGATGAGATTGACTCTGGATTTGACGAGCAATATAAAAAACGACGTAATGAATATCTCAAAGGTATTCTTTTGCGTGGTTTACAAATTGCTGATGCAACAGAGGACGATTGGCTAAAAACTGATCCGTCTGTTAAATCGTTGTTCTATCGACTGCAGTCTGACTATGACGATTTGCATTCTAGTGATTTAACACAAAATATTAATACAAGACATGACCAAACGCAAGCAGTTATCGGTGCCAAGGTTCAATCTCCTGACAACGAAAATGCTATCTATACTTTTGATCGGGCTAATTCCGAAGATCCTTTTAGTGGGAAAGTAAAGGGGTTGTCTCTTCCAGATTCACCTACTGGTTTTTCAACCTCTACTGTTGATACTATCCTTAGTAACGGTAAAGAGAATTTTATTTATACAAGACAGGTTGTTCCTGTCTCAATCATTGACAACTACCTCGATGATCTTAGTTCTGGTAAACCAACAGCTATGCCAGAATCATTTAAATATATAGGTAGAAAGATGGGTGTATCGCCTCAACTTATTCTAGAGGCACAGATTGATGTTGCTAATCAAAAAGACAAAGGTAACAGAGAAGTACGGCTGCCTGAAAGTGCTGAGG